ATGAAAACTCTAAATCACAGCTATTTATCAAGACTTGACCATCTGCGTTTTTTTGCTGCCGTCATGGTCATAATCCATCATTGCAGGGGTTCTATTAACTACAGTGGTTCAATAACTAGTCTATCTGATCTAGCATCCTTATGGATTAGGTGGGGGTCGTCCGGAGTTAGCTTATTTCTTGTCTTATCTGGATTCCTGTTTTGTGTGATTGCAGACGCCGGAAGGAAAGATCTACAGTATGGAAAGTTCATCAAAAACAGGATTCTTAGGATAGCTCCGCTTGCTACGTTATTTGTTTTCATAGCGATATGCGTTAATCAGAATGAATCTACTCCCATGGACGTTTTTAGGCTCCTTACGTTGCAACTTAATACGGGGTCACCTGGTACAGGTTGGGGTTACAAGTTATATCCTATGGGACCTATTTGGACTATCGCTGTTGAATTTCAATTCTACCTAATCTTTCCTTTTCTTGCCGCATTTATGGGAAAGAACGGAATAAAGGCTATTGCAGGAATAATTTTAGCTTTTATTTTAATTAAAACATCATTGGTCATCTTCAACGGAACTGGTATTTATTACAGACTTTATCATTCAATCATTGGTAGATTAGATCAGCTTCTTATAGGGATGATTGCTGGATATTTTTACATAAACGGATACTTCAAAAACACACGTTTAATACCGCTTGTGATGATTGTGGCATCAATCATTGGTATCTCTATATTTATGCATCTTAATTCTCAAATGCTTAAATGGTTCATGCCGTTTTCGTTTACATCTGAAGCTGTTTTCTGGTCTTTACTTATATATGGATATGTAACATTTAAGATTGATATCAATCAAAGAGTTGACACTATTTTATCATACCTTGGTGGCCTTAGCTTCTCAATGTATCTGTTCCACCTTGCTGTAGCAAAGGCGCTGTACATGACAGTATTATCACCTCATCAAACTAAGGTTGGTGCCTTAACAAACACATTATTATTCATCATACCTTTAACAATCATCATATCATCGATAACATACAGATTTATCGAAAAACCATTCCTAGAACTCAGGGTAAAATACACCAAATAAGATGAGGCGGGGATAATCCCGCCCGCATTATTCAAAAACCGCACAATCTCCAAAGCACTTTTAATGAATGGCTGGATTACCTTGATGCACTGAATGCCGTAGACACTTCAACTGTACCAGATATAACTAGGCCGACAGAGCTAGGCTCATCCAGTTAACTTGAAGACTCAGGAGCATCAGGCCAGACAAAGGCATCATAGCTGGCCTCATCTGTTATTGAGCTGAAATCCAGAGCCTGTAGTTCGTTGATATAGCTTATCCAGGCTGTGAGTGATGCCTTGTCATCATCACTGATAGTCCCCAGCAACAATTCAGACTGCCAAATGGATATGGTGTCTTTTGCTTCAGCCATCAAAACTGCCTGTTTTTCTTTCGCTTTTTCTATTAGCTCTTCTGCTGTTGGTGGCGGAACGTCAACCCATGCTGGCGAGCCAGAAGAATCAGAACCAAGCTTTTTCCCAGTTTCCGGTGGAGTGGTGTAGATTGCCAGTTCCTCTGCTGTAACCTCCCTGGCATCAGAAGGCCATGACCCTGCTTTCAGATAGTTGTCTTTAAGGTAGTCGTCATAAAAGCCACATGTCGTTGCAGAAAAATAAGTTGTCATTAGTATCCCCACACGAAGTAATTTGCTGTTAACAACCGGACTGGAGTAAATGGGTAGTTAATAGTCAGGTCCTTGAATAAAGCAGATATTGATGAGTTTGATAGTGATGTGCGTGTCACACAATTACCACCTGATGTCGTATCATATGACGTTAATACTCCCCCCAAAGCTCCGTTAGGAAAGGTTGTTCCTAATGTTGCGGTTCCGGCAGAGCCTGATCCCCCATTACCAATGTTTCCCCACTGAAAAATGAGTGTTTGTTTTGCGCCACCAATAATTGCCGGGATCAATATGCGCCCGGGATTCCCAAAAACGCCAGAGCACACCCCCGCCAGGACGATATCTCCCAAACCAAGGTTTGCGAGAGAGGTGGCAATCGCTGCAGCACCATCAGCGGCAATGTCAGCAAACGGATTCGCCCGGCTTAAAAACAGCAATGGCAGCGCTGTCAGTAACTGGTTGCGTTGTGTTTTATCAAGGGCAATACCCGCCGCCTCGATAACGCCGCAAATTTCTTCCTGGACGGAATCAAAATAGTCTGCGTCCAGCGCCGTAGGCAGTTCACCCGTTTGCGGGTTGCCGCCGGTAAAGCCGTTCTTGCCCTCGCCGAACTTGTCGGCCTGGGCTGTTGAGCTATCAATACGATGCATGGTTACTCCGTGTAGCGGAAAATGACATACGTGTGAGACGGTGCCAGTTTGCTGATAACACATTCAGCTACCGTATCGCCCCAGGCGCGTAAGGAAGACGTGCAGGTATCCACACAGGTCATTGCCGTGATTTGCGCTGACTCCGGGATATTGACCTGCCAGTAGTAGCGCCACTCGTTAGAAAAAAGGGAATCAGTGCAGAGTGAGTTACAGGTGAACTGGCTTTTCTGATACCGGGTTATCGTGGCATCCGGATAACCCAGCGCTTCAAGCTGTGCCTGGTAAAAGGCCTCGTTAATACCTCCGGCCAGGTTCAGTTTTGCATCCAGTCGCTGGCGCCGTTCTGAAAGTGTCTGGGTACCATCAGGAGTGCAGCTGTCCGGCAGGCCAGAAATCGTCTCGTAGCGGTCGATGAGTTCCGTCACTGTACGCGGGTCGATTTCATCCATCAGGTCATTACCCCGGGTGTGTACCCGGGACAGTGACGGTGCCAGGCCGGTCAGTAATAAATCATCCGGATCCCATGCCGGGCCACGCGGGAGCAGGACGCCCAGCATCTGCCGGTACTGCGCTGTCAGGTCCATGTAAAGTCCCCCACCACCCCAATTTCACCTTTGGCGATACTGGTATCTTCTGTCGGGCTGACCAGTTCATGACTGTATTCCCCGGTAGCGATGGAAATGGCCTCGCTGATACGTGACGGTTTCAGTACGCCTTCCGGCACACCATCACGCAGCATCATGGCCCTGACCTCTGCCATCACGGCATAGCGCACTTCTTCAGTGTCCGGATTCAGGCGGATGTGAAAATCGACGGTATGTGCCGCCGGGGCAAATACATACACATCAGAACCGGCAACCGGGGCCAGAGGTTCGATATAAGTCTGCGCTGCCTCGACCACAGCATCATCCGGTATCGGGTTAATCAGGTCGCTGTTCGCCACCATCACACCGACTGTTCCCACGCCACTCCAGTGGCGGTAAGTCCATGCCCGGGTAATACCGGAAACCTCTTTAGCCCAGGTGATGTAATCCTGATCCGCACCACTTTGGGGTGTGTAATACCAGCGCTCAATGATCCGCCCGCGCCAGGTTTCCAGGTCTTCCGTATCGGTCCCCCCTTCCACCGTATCAGCCACACCGGCAGAGGTGAGCCCTTCAACCGGAGACGTCAGCCGCATGGCGATACCATCATCGGTATTGCCTGTTGTTCCGGTATCATCACAGGTCACCGGCACCCGTAAAACGCCTTCTGACGTGGTGGCCGCAGCTGTGGTGGTGAACGACACCAGATCATCGCGCTGTATGGTGACCCCGGAATCAATCGTGATACCCGATGCAGCACCCTCCCAGCGCACATAACCGGCTGCCGCAGTGGCATCTTTGCGGGGGCACCGTTTCATATTCCCGTGACGTAACAGCCAGTCCTCATCCGCCCGGTCCGGTAATAAATTCCGGGCAAGATAATCGATATAGCCATACACCGTATGTACCGCCGCGGCCTGCACCCGCGCATACACCTCGGCGTCAGTGCGGCGAAGTGCGGCAAGTGTGGTGTCGGCGGAAAGCCGGGTAAGAATATCGCTGCGGATGGCGGTAATTAACTGGGGGAGTGTCGGGCGGGTAAAACCGCTGTCAGCCATTCAGTTCACTCCATAGGTCATTAAACCGGATTTCCTGTGTGGTGCCGTCATTCCGGTAAATCATGACAGCCAGGTAAAGCGTACTGAGGCCGGTACGTTCGGCGGTAACATCCACCCGTGCCGCCACACCATCGAATGTCAGCCACGCCAGTGCCTGGGTTACATACTCCCGGGCTTTGAGTGGTGTTTTATTGGTGAGTTTCTGGCGCTTAAGGAGATACAGGCGGGAGCCGATACGGTCATTCTGCTGTGTTGGGTAGGTGTCGCCCCACCAGCCATTCGGCTCTTTCGGGCTGTCATCGGTTTCGGCATGCCGCCAGGTGAACAGGGAGATCACCACCGCCCGGGTTAACGCATCCATTGGATCAGAGACTTTCTGCTCTGCCCCGTTCACAACCAGGATCATGCGCCCTCCATTTTCTGGTTCGGTTCATCCGTTGTTCCGCCGCCATCGCCGTTTTCTTTATGCGTGTGTAAGTCGAATACCTGTCGCATGTCGGCCATTGTTCTGCCCGTGCTGTCACACATATCCGTAATATTCCCGGTGGCTTCAATATCCATCTCAAACCGGGCTTTCGGGGCATTGGTGACCGTTACAGGCTTCCCCGCACCGTTAATCACTATCCCTGAACGGGTCAGTGTGACTGACTGCCCAAGGTCGTCATAAATCGCCACTTCTCCGGCAGTCAGGCCTTTTATGCGGTACCGGCGGTCACTGGCCACCAGCACCACACCATGTGAGCGGTCGCCGTCAAAATACGCCGCCACGGCTTCTGCCCCTGCTTTGGGTGCCGAGGTAAAGCCGTAGGGCTCCAGGTGTTCAATATCACTTTTCCCCTCACCGCCCGGCATGGATATCTGCAGAACCTGGCACTTTGCCGTGGTGGTCGTGGTGCGGATCACGGCTCGCTCGAGCAGATTACTGATTGCCTGGTGCAGGGAATGAAACAGATTTGCCATCAGAAGTACTCCTGTGTACTGCTGGCCTTCTTCTTGCGGGGCTTCGGGGGTTCTGGCAGATAAGCATCAGCCGGGCCGACACGAATTTCACTGACCGTGCCGCCCTCATCCACCTGCCAGGTGACTTCTGCGATCACCATTTCCCGGTTGTCAAACCCCACTACCGGGTCGAAGACAATTACCTGCATATTAGGCTGCCACAGGGTGCCATCCCCCTGGCGCCAGCCCTGTACCGTGTAGGTCACCTCATCCGTTCTGGCAGCACGCTGGCGCATTTCAAACTCACTGCGTGAACCGCAACTGGCGGATGTGGCATTGCCGGTCTGGCGGATAATCAGCGGGCGGTAACGGGCTATGCCGTTATCCACGGTTTGCCCGCGGATTGCCGTTGTGGTCGCTTCGCCAAAATCGCTGTCGTTACCGGCGCGTTTACCCGCCACCTCGTAGACAGAAAAACGATCCTTAATACTCTGCTCGGTGTCACAGCTCAGAATGTTTTCGCCAAAGACCAGGGCGGTGGTGGCTTTAACCGCACCCGGGCTGCCAATCACCAGGTTACCGCTGGCATTGTCATAGGCCAGTGCCTGCTGCAACCCCAGCATCTTGTTCAGGACATCCATCACCGTATCGCCCTGGTCTGCCTGAATACCCTGCAGTGCGCCGGTGACTCCCCCGGCATCCACCACACTGATACCAAATGGCTTCGCCAGAGCACTGGCTATCTGAACCATTGAGCGGCCACTGTATTGCGAGGGGGTGGCAGAACAGTCAATGAGATCAGCCGTTTTACTGCGACCGACAATACCCATGGTGATGCTGCGCGCGTCATAACGAACAGGCGTGGCCTCCACCCAGCCGGTAATCACCAGGTCGTCACCAATCAACACTTCGACCCTGTCACCGTTGCGGATCCTCGCCCGTTTCTTTGACTGCTCTTCATCACCAGGCCACTGCCGGGTTATCTGAACATTAAAATCACGGGCAATACGTTCGATGCCGGCTGATATTCTGACCGACTCCCAGCCGCCCCACTCCCGCCCGTTTACCCGCAGAATAACTGTATTGTTCATACTGACGGGACCCTCAGGGTTTTCACCGGCACAAAGCCGGGGTGAATGACGCCGTTACGGGCAGTAATGTCGCCTTCCCGCCCGGCATCGTCATACCAGTCGGCAGCCAGAACCAGCGCAGGAAGGACCTGCACCGGTGTGCGTTCCGCCAGGCGGGTCGACTGTTCCAGCCTGGCGCTGATGTCGTTATTCACATCCGTGCGGATCTGGCGCAGGGCAAGAAACAGTGTGTCATCCGTTACCCGTGTCAGTTCCTGGTCAATTGCGGTATTCAGCACCTCCCGGACGGCGGTTAAATCATCCCATGACGGGGTTTCGTCGGTGCTGACAGAAGTGGTGACGCCCACACTACCGGCGTCGGTATCAGGCAAAATATCCGTTACCGCCGGGTGGCTGACCTGAGCCGTCTGCCCGGTTGTCACGGTGGTGGTGCTTTTTGGCAGACTGACAACGGTATAAGCCGCTTCACTCAGTGCCGTGGTGCGTATGGCCTGCGCCACCATATTGCTCCGGGTGGTACGGGTCTGCGTTGTGGTGCTGTCCGTTTTCCAGACACCCCGGGGCGCCAGGCCGCTGTCCAGCGTGACACCTGAAAGGCCTTTAACCATGGCGATAAGATCCGACGTGTTTCCACTGAGACGGGTACCGGCCCGCCACAGCGTCTGCAGCTGGTTAACAAAGTTCATGCCACTGGAAGGCGGCATCAGCAACACCGACAGGTCACCCTGCAACAAACGGGATGCCGCACTGATACCGGAATCCACGTACTTAAACGCATCGGTGACGGTGTCCATCATGGCAGAAGCATCGTCCAGAACGCCGCTCTGAAGAAAATCAGACAGCCCGTCCAGGCCAAATGATGAGAATGCCGAAGAAATACAGTCATCCAGTAAGGAGCAGGAGTCGGCCAGTTTGGTTCCGGTCGCAATACCCGCTGAAGGAAATGACAATTCCCCCGTTTCGATAAAGCTGAAACTGACGCGGCACATACGCCCTTCATCCCGTGCATGGCTGACACGAGCCTCATCAGAGACAGTCACTGTCATTTCACCATAATACGGGTGGACCAGTGTGCAGGAGCCCGGTTTCTCGATGGCTTCAATCAGGCGGTTACGCTGCTCAAAGTAATTGTCACCAACCAGATAAGCCTGGACACTGAAACGGCGTGTAGCCCGGCCTAAATCCTCCACCCAGGGCTTATCCCGGCCAGGGTATTCATGTGTCTGTGTCCGTCGCCCAAAGGTGGCTTCATCCTCGTCCACTTTGAACGGAACACCACGTAGTGAGGCATCCTGGAGATTATCTGTCCAGCTCATGGTTTCTCCGGGTATAAAAAAACCCGCCGAAGCGGGTCATTTTTGTTATGTAGATTATTCCGGTTTGACAGCCTTACAATGAATTTCCTTAATACCTGAGGTGCCATTTGCATTAACACCCGCTTTTACGTCTCCATTCTTCATAAGTGTAAGGAAAAACTGTCCACCTGGCATACTGAATATAAACTGCATTCCAGTAATTTTATCAGCCATCAAATTATCATCCGGAAATTCAGCACCAAATAATGAAAGGTTTGCATTTGCCCCGCCATCATCAAACACATATACACCTGTACTTTCATTTGGATCATAAGATGCTTTAGATATTATGAAAACACCACTTGCTGAAGGTGCCGGGCATTTAATTTTTATAGACTCACTTAAAGTACTATTACCATCGGCAGCAATTTTAACGGCATCAACAAATTCAGATGTGACCGGATTATCTGCAGCAAATAAAGATGCTGATGTAAGAAGTAAAGCCAGTGATACTGCAATTCTTTTCATGTTCCATCACCAAAAGTTGTTAGTTATTGACAGTATTAGTCTACATGCGATCAATGCGATAAAAAGTACTATCGTCCACTAAATCGACTGTACCCCACATCGTAGCTGACATTCCATGGGTTAGCCGCACCAGTGGCAGGCGTTACACGCATGCCCGGTGGCGCATTATCAAAAGACACTTTCAGTTCACTCTGCTGTGGCCTCGGGCTTGCCAGCGGTACTGATGAATTCTGGCTGCCGTCAACATTCAGCAACTCTTTCAGCCGGGGAATAAAGCCTTTATACCCCCGGTCACTCTCGGATTTCTGCACCTGTTCGGCCATATACGTGCCAATATCCATATTATTTTTCGCCGCTTCCTGGTGCATGGAATCCAGCTTTTTCATCAGTTCAAACAGAACACTGATGGTCACCGTAATGGTACCCATGCTGGCTATGCCGCGCAGGTTTTTAGCCAGCCCCCCTGCGGCACTATTGGCACCGGATAGCCCTTTCAGCATCGATGTCAGCCAGGCACCCGCAACAAGGGTGGAGATCCCCATCAGTACCGGCTCCCACCCACCAAGGAGTTGAACCACGTCATTGATGTTATTCCAGACCTCTTTCACCACCGGCCCGACTTTATCCCAGTTACTGACAATCAGCCCGGCACCAATCACCAGCAGGGACACCATTTTACCCATGGTGGACATCTT